CCAAGGCCGCGCCGATCAGGAATGCCGGAGAGGTGATGGCTGCCCACATCGCCAGAGCGATAACCTTGGTTGCGACCATTGCAGTCTGCAGGAGACCGAACAATCCGATCAACCCCTGGATAGCGACCATCGGAGCAAGCACAGCAGCTTTCAGCACGAAGAACACGGTCGAGAGCAGACCGACGCCGACTGCCATCGCTTTGATGGCGAGTCCTGCGGCGATCATTCCGACGCCGACTGCGGCAATCCCGGTGACGACCTTGACGGCCATGATGACCACTTCCTTATGCGCCGCGATCCACTCGGCTACCACGTTCAGCGTGGAGGACAACTTTTTCATGTAGGGCGTCAACGCCTCGCCGATGACCCGTCCGATGGCAATCTGGCATCCCTCAATCGCGCTCATCATGATTCGGAATGCACCGCCGATTCCTGCATCCATCTCTGCCGCCGTCTGGTCGGCGACCCCGCCGACGTTCTTCAGCCTCGAAATGAACTCATCCAGCTGTTGGACGTTCCCGCCGAGCTGGAGCCCGGCAAGCGATCCACGAAGATCGAAGATTTCCTCCGCAAAACCCAAGCGTTGGGCTGTCGGGAGCTTGTTCATGTACTTGGCGATGTCGGCGATGATATCCGGCATTGACCTCAGATTCCCGTTCGCGTCCGTCGTGGCGATCCCGATGGCTTTGAGCTTGTCCTGCACTTTCGTCTTTGCAAACTGTGAATAGGATTTTCGCAGGGCCGTGCCTGCCAAGGAACCTTTAATGCCCATGTTAGCCAGGACGCCGAGGGCTCCGGACACGTTCACGATGTTGTCGTTCGCGGCCGCTGCCTGCGGCCCCGCCATCTTCAGCCCCTCGGCGAGGTCGGTCAGCGTCTGTGCAGATCCATTCGCCGTTGCAGTCAGGATGTCAGCGACGTTCGCCATCTTCGAGGTGTCGAGGCCGAACACCCTCATGTTGTTGGATGCGATTTCGGCAGCCTGTCCGAGCTCGGTTCCGGTCGCACGTGCAAGGCTCAGGACGGCGGGAACAGCAGACAGAATCTCGTCCGGCTTCAAGCCCATGCGTCCCATAGCCGTCATGCCCTCGGCCACCTCTTTCGCCGTATAGGAAGTTTCGCGTCCGAGCTTCTCGGCGGCCTCAGTCAGCCTCTTGAACTCACCCTCGGTCGCGCCGGACACGGCCTTGACCATCCTCATGGCATCATCGAAGTCGGCGAACGTCTTGGTTGCGAATGCCATCGGTGCAGCAAGAACCCCGGAGACGGCGAGCATGTTCTTTCCGATGCCCGTCAGAGCCGACCCGAAGCTTTTAATCTTCTGCTGGGCCTGCTTCAGTCCCCGCTCAAGTTTCGTCTGGTCGAGCAGGATTTCGACGTATGCGCGTCCCGCTTTCACTTCGCCTGTTGCCGTGCTCATCTTTGTTCTCCTGACACCAGATATCCCGCAGGATGCTGACCGGTGCTTTCGTTTTCTGTTTTATGTTGTAGGGATTGAAGTCGCTCGGCTTCACGGTCCTGCTCTTCTTCGGATCACGAAGAACATTGGCGATCAGAGCCATTAAGGACGCCGTCTGTCCCCACTCGAAACGGCCACGCGCTTCCGTCATACGGACGAGCTCGCGCAGGGTGAATCCGTTCGGGTCTACTCCGCAGATGCCCGCGCAGTCCCAGACAAGCCGGTCAACCGATCCAGCTCGGAGACCACCCGACTCTCGAACTCTCCGTTCAACTCGGCTTCCAGTTTCTTCCTGGCGGCGTCGCTGAACCTGCGGCTGGCGGACAGAATCTTCTGCATAACCATCCGCTTCGCCTCCGGGAAAAAATCGATCACTTCCTCCAGGAGTGCGGTAGTCGCATGCTCGATGGCGTCTCCGGCCATAGCCTCGCCGAAGTCCTCGTCCGTGATGCCGAGCTTGTCGGCCTGCGGCTTGCAGATGGCGTACAGCACATCCACGAGCAGGACGGGGTCGGACGAAAGACGTTCGAGCAATTCAGCCGATGGCTTGTTGTTCTTGTCGAGCTCCACGATACTGTTGAGGTCGACCTTGCATAGAGCCCGAACCCGTTTGACGGTCGCGACGGTTACAACAATTTCCCATGCGCGACCCTTGTTGTCGGTAAAAGATTTCATCAAAATTCCTCTGTTTTCTTTTGTTTCGACTTGAAAAACCCAAGCGTCTGGTTATATTAGTAGGAGAGCATCTTCAAAACGGGATTCATCATGCCGAGGTTTTTTACATTTCTTGGTTTCTGGATAGGACGATATTCTGACGAGGAAAGTCGTCCGCATGTCCATGTCGTGAAATTCGGCTCAAATGAATCCATGAAGGTCTGGCTGGACCCGGACGTTGAGGTGGAGTATATCCGGGAAATCAACGTTTCGACAGCCAACAGAATCCTGTCCGAAATAAGGAGACGCAGAAATGAATGCCTTGAACAATGGTACGCCTGTGAGCGCAAAAGTCGTTGAGATGACGAAGGACTATATGTCCGTCAGCCACTGCGGCAGGATTTATCGGATTGATTTCGACCGTTATCCGTATTTCCGCAGTTGTTTCCTGAGCGAGCTTTACAACGTCCAGGCCAGCGCAGATGGGCTTCACTGGCCCGATGCTGACATTGATTTGGAACTGGAATACATAGAGCATCCTCCGAAGGACGCCAGCACGGTTGACCTGGACTGGTGGAAAGCACAGCGGAAACGCATCCTTTCCCGACTTGGTTCAATCGGCGGTTCCGTAAAATCTGAACGGAAAGCCGCCGCCAGCCGCCTCAACGGACTGAAGGGCGGACGTCCTCGCAAACAGACGAAACGGAAAACCTCGGCTGCATCCAGACGGAAGCCCGCCTGATCACACCCAGACCGGCGCTCTGTCGGACGCGGTGGGCTTCGCGGTGACCTTGACAGTTACCGCTTCTTCCAGAGGCTGATCCACGGTGAAGCCCGTGACCGAGAAGTCGGCGTCCAGCCCGTGCGCCGTGGTGTCGCCGTCCGTCACGAACAGGGAAAGCGGCGTATTCGTGAAGTATGCCGTTTTGAACGCGAGAAAATCCTCATCCTCGGTGTCGTAGAGGATTGTGATTTCGAGCGAGGCTTCCTTGAGTGTGGCGACGCTCAGTTTCCAGCCCTTTGCCTTTCGTGTGGTGACATCCGCCTCGCCGGACTCCAGGCTGAGGGAAACGTCCTTGACGTTGGTGACCTCAATCGTCCCCTGGGTTCCGGCAGTGCCGCGGAACAGTTTTGCATCAAGACCGAGTTTAATGGCCATAGATTATTCCTTTCATTGTTTTTTGACCGCATCTTCCCACAGTTTCGGAAGCTGGGGTGCGGTCTTGTTCAAAGTCGGTCCCATGAGGGGACGTTTCGGGTAGCGGCGTCTGCGGTACATCCCGCCGAATTCGTGGGCGGTCATGGACACGCCGATGAACTTCTTCGCTGGACCGATGACCACGCTCATCCGGTTTTTGTCGACACCGAACAGAATCGAGCGTTTCAGTAGTCCGCGCCTGGTGTGCGGAGGCGTTCCCTTTTCGGATGCGCGTTTCGACTTGAAGACGGCATTCCGTGCAGATTTCCGTACATACGCGCCAGCCCTCCGCAGGGATGCATAATTCGCCTTGTTGACTGCCCCCATAAGCCGCCTCGAATCGAACTCGAAGCGCATTTTTACAGACATTTTGGCGTAAATCCTTGTATTTTTGCGAGAAAATAACTTTTTTCGCTTGACACGAGGTGGAAACGAGGTTATATTTATCTAACCCTTAACCTCAAACCAACGGAGGAGTGTTTAATATGAAACACAGCTTCTACGACGTCAAAGCGAAAAAGAAAGTCACCGCCGAAGTCACCGCCAAGGTCAAATACGGCAAGGGAACGGCCACCCGTTATGCGTTCAAGGCCCTCACGAAGGACGGCCGCAATCTGACCGCTTTCGTCAAGAAGGCTGACTGGGATGCTTTCAAGAAGTAATCCCCGCTTCAACTCCATATGAGTTTTTCGACGCTCTGGATTCGTCCAGGGCGTCTTTTTTTAAGGCTCCAGCCGCCTGCAGGTGTCGCGGAACACGAGTTCAATCACGCTCGTGAACTGGTGACGTTCCCTGAGGTCGTCGGCGGAATAGATCGGGTTGAACCCGACCGCCACGCACTTTGCACCGCAGAATTCCTTGTTCAGGAACCCCATTCCGAGCTTCT